ATTTGATCGTGACACTAATATTGAGGTCTTCAAGTCCACTGTACGTGCAAAACTGCGCCGATTAGCAGCTTTCCCGCTTCCTGATTTCGATCATATGAAATTCATAGCAGGTTCTGAAATGGTCATCGAGATGTTACTTCACTCTGATCATTTTTTCTTCTCACGGGCTGTCATCTTCGAGAGACAGCCCGTGAAGGTCCCATAGATCCATATCTAACGAGTCGTAAGGTTTTTGCCGAAGGGGCAAGAATAGTAGAATTACCCTTACCGACTCCAAGTACAAAGCTCCTGGAATCAGGAAAAGCTAAAATTCTACTTCCTACAATCCGCCGTCCTCGCCGTCGGATGTTTAGGCGTTTAAATCATTGCGCTGTTCCTGGATATGCTCCAATTTCTTTGGATTCCAATGACCCTGATACTGTCAAAAAGGGTTTTATGAAGCGCTTGATGCGAGATGTTCCGGATGCTGAGGGCCCTGTTTTAGACAGGTTCCGGAATTTTGTTGCTAATTTCGTTAAGTCCCTACCCCAAGCTAGACAAATGTCCTTTGAAGAATGGCTGTTATCCACCACCTATGACGAGGAGCGCAAGCAACAATTGCGAAGCGCCCATGATGATCTTCGTGGAGGCAGGCCTACAAGGAAGCAATGTTCACATATTGATACTTTTGTAAAGACAGAATTCTACACTGAGTGGAAACAGGCACGCATGATAAATAGTCGGTCTGATGCATTTAAAGCGTGGAGTGGTCCTTTATTCAAATCTATTGAGGAAGTAGTTTATGCACTGCCCCAATTCATTAAACACACTCCGATTCCTGATCGTCCTGCTCTAATTAAAGCACTCAAGAAAGATGGCTGTCATTACTATGAAACAGACTTTACGGCTTTTGAAAGCCATTTCACCCCTAGGTTATTAGACGCTTGTGAGAATATTTTATATAAGCATTGTTTGAGTTGGTTCTCCGATGTTGATTATTTAACAAGTGTCATTAAAGGGTTGAATAAAATGCGGACCCGCACTGGAATACGTGCACAAGTTAGAGGTCGCAGAATGTCTGGTGACATGTGCACTTCACTCGGAAACGGATTCACAAACTTGATGTTAGCTATGTTTATTGCAAGTGAACATAATGGTCATCTTGATGGATTCGTTGAAGGCGACGATGGTTTATTCCGTACCGATTTCGAGTTGAAAGCAAAGGATTACGAAAGTCTTGGGTTTACTATCAAGATTGAGGAAGTGCTCGACCCTTGTGAAGCACATTTCTGCGGAATGATTTTTTCAGAGTCCGGGCAGATAATTAAAGATCCCCGAAAGTTTCTTTGTGGCTTCGGTTGGACCCATTCTTTTATTAATGCTGGACCTAAAATCATGCAGGAGTTGTTGCGCGCCAAAGCATTATCTTCGGTCTATGAGGTTCCTCAGTGTCCCATAATAGGCAGCTTTTCCCGTTTGGCTTTAAAGTTAACTGCCAACGCGCATCCGAGGTTCGTGAAAGATGGCTTTCATATTTTACCGGATGTAATAAATGTCCCAGCATTTGATCCTGCGTTGGACACGCGAGAACTTTATGCGCGGAAGTTCAATATTCCCATTGGTCTCCAGCTTCAGATTGAGAAGGCTGTTGAGGCTAATGATATGCGCAAGGTGGCAATCCTGTTACCACCCACAGAAAATCAACTTGCATATTCATCTAATTATGTTACACC